TTAGATGATAATAAAATATATCGTTGGAGTGGTTCTATTTATGTTGAAATAGCTTCAAGTAGTGCGGTATGGGGAGCAATTACAGGAACATTAAGTAGTCAAACAGACTTACAAGCTGCTTTAGATGCTAAACAAGACGATTTGATTTCAGGCACAAATATTAAAACAATAGAGGGACAATCTTTATTAGGTTCAGGAAATATTGATTTAACAAAGTCTGACGTAGGACTTTCAAATGTAGATAATACTTCGGACGCAAATAAACCTATTTCTACAGCAACACAAACTGCTTTAGATTTAAAAGTGCCTTATACAGGTGCAACTGCAAACGTTGATTTAGGAACTCATAAATTAACTGCTTCGGATTTAGTTGTAAACCACGCAAGTGGATCAGGTGCGGCAGCAACAATAAGTAAGGGGGGTAACGGGGAGGCTTTAACAGTTACAAAAAGCTCAGGAACTGGAAACGCTGCGAGTATTTTAGGTGGAGTTACTTTATTAGACGAATTGCATTAAGTTTGAATTTCCGTCTTGTACTATTACGCTTGGATTGCCATTGTTTAATAAAACCAAAGCGTATGATGCCATTAAAGGCTGTCCAAAGCCGTTTAAAGTTCCGCTAAATGTAATTAATTCATTTACAGTAGCCGCTTCCGAAATATCAGTTATGTAGGCTTTTCCGTAATCAACAATAGGGAAATTTTCCCCTTGTATTTTCCATTCTAATAATTGACGATCTCTTTTAAGCTCTTTTAATCGGTCATAACTAGCAACCCCAAAGTCTCCTCCTGCTATTGTAGAATTGACTTGTATTCCGTTAAATGATATGCTATAACTTTGCATTGTCGGACGGCTTGTGGACCATCCAGCATTGTCTCTCGTTGTCGTGTCAATTGTTTCTGAACTCTCACTAAATGAATTGTCAGTTAAGCAACCTATCGGAATATACTCTCCGGTAAGTTTTATATATAAGATTCTCTCTTCTCCTTTAAAATATTCCATACTACAAAATTAATAAAAATTAAGACGTGATTGTAACCTTTGTTGTGTTTCCATAATCTAAAGTCAAAATATAGTTTATGTCGTTAAGCTCCTCTCCAAATATTTGTAAAAGTTTTACACTTGTAATATTTCTTAAAGCGTCAAAACTATATTCTAAAGGTAAAAATTTACCCTCCAAATTATTTATTGAAATAATAGACAAATAAGGCAAATAACCATAAATGTCTCCAGTAAATATCTTTTGAGGTCTTTGATGAACTCTTAATATATCCTCAACCGCTATTTGTAAAATTGACTTGCTTTCTGTTTTATCTTTTCTAAACCATAAAGATGTAGGAGTTTCTGTGTCGTCTTTGTAAATTGTTCCCTCGTAAATTAAGGAAGGACTATCTCCGTTAAAAATTGTTTTTGTTTCAGAAGCAATTGAACTTGGTCTGTTTTGTCTTTGTGCTGAGTGAAATTCGCCAACTGCTCCAGTGCTTGAAGTTGTTGCACTATTTTGTACGTCTGCGTAGGTAACCTCGTAAAGTGTTGATCCAGAACTAACTTGTAAAGCCTGATAAATTGTTAAACTTATATCTCCAGAAACTGGCAAAGCTAATGATTGAATTGAAACATCAAAATTTGGAGTTGCTGCTAAAACAATAAAGGTTGCCGTTGAGGTCCAAGTTCCGTCATTTTTTAAATAAGTTATTGCCCCAGATGATTGTGTTAATGTAACTCTAAATTTTGTCTCTAAAAATATACTTCCGTTTCTTGAATTACCTCTTAAAACTAATTTAATTGTATCTCCGGCTAACAAAGCAACGTCATCCGAATACATAATTGGGAAAATAGTAGGAGTAGAACCACCTGAAATAACTGGAGCCGAAATTAATCCTTCATTGTCTGTTGGATCTAAAATTACAAATGGCTCGTTTATAACTGTCCAGCCTGGAAATGTTTTACCAGTATGAGCTAAAGTAGGGTTTGAGTTTAATGATTTTTCAAAACCATATTTGTAATTTATTCGAGTTGCTGAAACTGATCCTTTAATTTCTATTTGTTGATTTCCTCCAGCGTGATGTGGATAATAATTATCTATTTGGCTTCCTAAGTTAAAAGCTAAATTTTTAGTATTTAGTTTGATGTAAGAATTGTCCGTTTGACTGTATTGTCTAAATTTTACAATATTGTTTTCAAATATCTCACTTGGTCTATAAATAAACCATTCCCCGTCCATTTGACAAATAACTGCATTAAATAAATTTAAAATTGAGGTTAAAACCTCGTTGCAATCCATTATCGTATCGTTGTCGTCCTTAACAAACCTATCCACGCTCACATAAACCTCGTTTAAAGGATCTAAAGTATCACTTGGAGTTAATCCTTCGTAATAAATATTTACGCTCGTGTTGATGTTCATTTCAAGTCCGGTCCTTTTCAAACAATTATAAACAACCTCGATTGCTTTTTGTTTTCCAACCCAATGCAATCCTGTACTTTGAACAAAAGCTAAGTCTTTTAATAATCCTAATCCGTCAACACAACTTAAATTCAATATCCATTGGTCCTGAACAAATGATTGATAAACTCCGTCTGGTTTTAAATATCCGTCAAATAAAAGTTTATTTTTTCTATACATTTTTACAGAGAAGGAATTTTCGTCCTCTGTATATAAATCGTCCAAAGTTAAATCGGTTGACGCATTTAAACTTAAATCTAATCCATTTCCACGAATTGGCTCCAAGTTGTCGTTTACTGATCCGTATTTTAAAACTCCATAGCCAGAAACTTGTGTTGATGTTCCGGTATAAGCTTTTTGATATATTCTAATTGAGTAATCTACATTCTCAGTGTCTGCCCATTCAACGTAATATTTTAATTTATAATTTACATCCGGACTGTAAGCCTCGTCTGAAATTATTATATTGTCATTTGCATCCTCTGGATAAGTAATTACAACATCCTCAATATTAACTATAACCTCGATTGAATTTTCAACTCTTGAATAACTAATAAAAGAACTTGAGTAGTAAGTAACTAAAAAGTTTAAAGTTGCGTCAATAGTCTCAGACAAAGTCGTTTTTAAGCCAATTGAAGTATTGGCAACGTCTGAGCCTGAGACGTAATCTAAATTCAAAGTGTCATATCCGTTTGGATATATAAATGGAACTGAGTCAATAGTTATATCATAACTGAAAGCATTTCCTAAAGTAGGATTTGCTGTAAATTCTATTAAAATTTTTCTTTTTGCCATTTTATCCTATTGCTAATGATCCACCTAATCTTTTATTCGCTCCTAATGTATTGCTTAATACTCCGATTAATTTTTGTCCTGATATTTCAAAAACAACTGTTCCGCTATTATTGAAAGTTCCGCCACCGCTATTTACTGAGCTTGTTGGAGTTGAAACATCGGCACCAGTTGATAATGATCCTCTTTGATTTCCGCCACCAGAACTTGCTGAGCTTCCCATTGACCCTCCAATTGACGATGCTTTTGAACTAAATGCTGATCCCAAAGCAACCAATCCAACACCGGCAGCTATTGCAACGTAAGGGTTTAAAGTTTGTAATGATTTTTTAACAGCTAAAATTCCAAGTCCAGTTTTAATTGCAAGCTCTCCTAATTGAACTAAAATAGCTCCCATTCCACTTAATAAAGCACTTCCGGCAGCCTTTAAAACATTTCCTCCAGTTGCTAAAGCATCTCCAATTGCATTTCCTAATCCTGCAAATGTGTTTCCAATTCCGTTATAAATTATATTATTAGCTTGCTCGTTAAAATCATAAAGAGCTGTTAACATTTCAATAGTTTCTGTACTAATAGCTTGTTTTCCAACTTTTAAATTAGCAGCAACAAACTCTCCAGCTTTTCCGTAAGTTTTAATTAACTCTCCGTCTCTTCCTATTCTGTCTTTTGCAAGTTGAAACTCTTTGTCATCTAATCCAACTAATCCAGCAGCTGTTGGCAATGGCATAGCTCCAACATTTCTTTCGGACCATTGTTTTTGTTTTTTTGGAGGTTTGGAACTTGCACCTGGTTTAAGATTTACTTTGGCTCCAGCTTCGGATGCCATTT